CCTTTCCCGAGATTCAGCGTGAAGTTGTGCTCGTTGGCCCAAGGTTCATCGATGGGTTCCAAGCCGTTCGCAATTCGCAGATCGTTATGACTGTAGCCACATCCCATCAGTTTGTATTCACTGTCGGCCGTGTCGAAGAAATCCGTGTGTTTCACACGCGACTTGTCTGCTTTGACTTTCTCGCCGGAGAGATATTCCTCCTTCGAGACCCATTTCGCATTGATTTCATCTTCGATGATTTCAAAGATCGGGTCGCAAGCGAAGGTGATGAAGTCGTCGATGGACGTCGATTTTTCGGTCTTGATCCCGAAGTAGACATCTTGGGGGATGTGATACGCGAAGGCTGCCGCGATCATGGTTTCCTTGAGCAAGCCTTGGACATCGGACGAGGTCTTGGCGTCGCCACTATTCAGCGAGTCCACCATGACGGTCGAGTCGATGTTGACCGCGCGTACTTTCGGATCGCTCAACTGCCGTGCCAACATGTCCGCGTAATCCTGCCCTTTGAGCCGTTTCCCGGTCTCCGCGGACTTCACTTCCGTCCCGGTGGCTTGCGTACTGACGCGCCAACGCTTCGTGTTACGCTCTTTGTAGTCCGAAGCGGCAAAGGCCAACAAATCCCCGATCTCGCTGAAATAATTCGCGAGGTAGTGTTTCGTGTCCCCTTCGCCCAAGGTGAGATACAAACAATCGCGAGCGCTGAAGGTTTTATACCGATACTCGATGTTCACGACCCGGACATCCTTGAAGGAGCGCGGATACTTCACTTCCTCGCCCTTGCTGAAGGTGTCGGCCAGATAGAACCCGTTGTCATCGATGACGAGGGCTTCCCCTTCTTTCAGAAGTTGATGGATGACGTTGTTCCAGAAGACGGTCCCGGTCTGGTTGGGGTTCGGTCGGATGTTGAGATTGTAATAGACGCTGTCTTTCGTCGGCAGGATCTTGCCTTCTCTTTTCCGATAAACCAGAAACTCGGCTTTCGCAATGACCCGCGAGATCATCGTGACCGCCTTCTCGATGGCCAACTCTTGAATCCTTAACCGATCCGCCCGCTGTTGAAGTATCCACTCTTCACTGGCGGTCGGAGGACTGATCGAACCGTCCGGGCGGGCAATCAGAAAATCAAAAATTCCCATGTTACCTCCTTTCTAGATGTAGATGGTCCGTACATCCAACAGTTGTTCTGCGCTCATTCCGGCGGCGAATGCCATGAACGGGTCGTTTTTGCGCAATCGAGGTTCAATCTTGAAGAAGCTCATGTTCCCATCCGACCCGACTTTCAACCCGGTATTGTTGATCGCCCAACGCCACATGGCACTCTTCTCCGCGATGATTTTCTCTTCCTGGAGATAGAACAAGATCGACGGGATGGTCATCGCCATGACGGATGGGTAGTTGTGGATCATGCGGACCGCCCCATAGGGGTTCTGCTTGCTTTCCACCGTGAACCCATAGGCTTCAAACGCCTGGCGAACCAGGCGGAATTTGTAGTTGTCCATGACGATCTTGACGATTTGGTATTGATCCACATGGTCGTAGATGTACTTGGCACAGAGTTCGGGATCAATCGTCGGGGCGTCCACGAGCACGAAATCCATGAACTCGTTTTGCCCGATGCTGGCGAGATCGAACTTGATGTCACGGTAGAACGGGGATCGGGTGTTGACCCAGGTCATCCCCTTGGTGTAGATCATCCCGTCTTTTTTGAAGATGAATCGGACCGAAGCGAAGTCACGCAGATCCGCATAGTCGAGTCCCACGACCGTCAGTTCGTCGGTGAAATCCGGAAATTCGCGCTCGATTCGTCGCTCGCTGCCATCCGGCAACTTCTCAACGAGGTAGTTGGTGGCGATGACTTTTTCGAATTCGACGACCGCCGTTTCGGCATTGATCCGCGGAAGATTCATCCGCATCGTGATGAATTCGTTGCGAAGCCGTGGCGAGACGTTCATCATCTCGTAATCCCGTTGAATCTGTCGCTTGAGTTCGGGTAGGAACTCCATGCTTGGATTTGCCTTCTCCCAAGCCTCGGGCTTGTCAATCTCCGCCTCCTCATCGATCTTGCAGATGAAGGGGAAGATTCGCAGATGCTTCAGTTCGCCGTTGAGAATCTGCCGACACAATTCGAGCATCTGATCCAGGGGACCTTCCCGCACTTCGCCGTTGGTGGTGATGATGAAGGTTCGCGGATGCTTGATCTTTCCCAAGCCCGACGTGCACGTCTTGCTCTGCAAAGAGTCGACATACTAGTGCTACTCGACGAACAATACGTCCTCGGTATTCTTGCCGTACCTAGACATACTGTTCGAGTAGTTCTACCGCACGATGTCTCTGTTCTCCCGCTTACTCATTCCACAC